GGCTGTCCTTAGTAAATATTTACATACTTATAGTGAAACAGCAACCATCGCTTTCGAACAAGCTAATTGTGGCGAAGGCAAAATAGGTTCAGGTGAACCCATATTGCACTCTAAATCGGCGGATGCAATAGTGAAATTACAAGACCGATCAGATGCCCTAATACGCGGCCTAAGGCTTGTGATGTCATATCACAATGCCCCAGAACCGGTTCTACAAGATATGAATTTCCAAATTCATACGTATCTAGATGATGCTGTTAATGAAGCTGTTTGGCTCAAACGTACAAAGTACATTCTTGCGTTTCCGCTTGCAGCTGCAACTAGAGTAGAACTACCTCCCTTACCTGATAAAGAACTTTTGATTACAGGACGGTTTAAGAGGTGGATGAATGAACGATTACCTAAGACCTTAAAGAATGGTCAGATTCGGGATCCCTTTAATAGAAGGAACGTTCATCTTTGGTATTCTTGGTTCCAATGCAAGAGGAGTTGTCTCCCTTGCTCTTCAGATTTTATTGAAGAAACTTATAAAGATCATTTTGCAACCCTGTCCTCTAAAGACTCAGGTGATAATGAAACAATAAATGCAATAATGATGGAACCAACATTTATGAGACTTATGATTAAGTTAAAGAAACAGTTCGAAGAGAAACTCGCTGTGACGAAACAATTTCCCGAGTTTGCTCCAAGCATTAATGCTTCCTTCGAACGTGGTCGAAGTTCTAACGGTCAATATGGATCGATAAGAGAACTCGCTGGTTATATTCCTGATGTCTGTGACACATCGATTTTGTTTTCGATGAAATATTTTCCAGTTTCCTTTCATAAGCACGCTGTCTATACAAATTATATTCAAGAACAGCGAGTCTTTCCTACAGTAACCTGGTTAGATCCAAAGAAGGTACTTGATAGGCTTACCCGTGATAAACAACGGATGATTAATTGTACTATTCAAGCAGTTATAGAACCTCTAAAAGTTCGAGTAATCAGTAAAGGTGAATCCCTTGATTACTATTCTATGCGTCCTTTTCAAAAGGCGCTTCACTCTGTAATGCGTGATTTGAACTGCTTTAGGCTGATAGGTAGACCCTTTTGTCCTACCGATATTTGTGATCTTGCTTATAAAGCGGATCCAACCTGTAAATGGTTCTCTGTGGACTATTCAGGAGCTACGGATGGTCTAAGTTGGAATTTTACTCGACAACTTCTAGATTATCTTTTAATTGAGAGGACATCTCAAGAACGTGAACAAGCGTTACGTGTACTTGGTCCTCATCATTTATATTATCCCGATCCGGTTTCTAACCTTCCGGTTTATCGTGGAGATCAGCAAAATGGACAATTAATGGGTTCGATTCTTAGTTTTCCCCTCCTATGTCTTGCGAACATTGGTTGTTATCTTTTGACAACTAGTATTTGGCAACGAGGATGGACAGATAAAGAGCGCCTTGATCATGTTTTAGTTAACGGTGATGATATGGTGTATGCTGCCCCTGAATTTCTTTGGGAAAAGCATGTCGATATTGCAAAGAAAGTAGGTTTAAAGATGTCACCTGGTAAGGCTTATGTACATAGTAAATACCTGAATATTAATAGTGTTAGTGTTCTCTATGATCTTGAGAAGCAACAAACTAGAATATTATATGGTAAAACGAAGTATATAACTACTTTATCTAGTGATGGTACTGAGAACTTTTCTTATACTACCCAAATACGTCCTTATAGTTGTAATCCTGTTATTACTCCTTGGCGTATTGATTTCTTGAATACGGGTCTATTCTTTGACCAGCATAAAGTTCTATCTTCTGATAAAAAATTATGCGAAGATGGCGAAAAGAGCTCACTTTGCTCTAATATTAATACCATTCTACAGGGAGCTTTACCTAATAAAGCAGAAGACCTCTTATATCGTTGTTTGGAGGCCAATAAAGAGAAGATACGAGAAGAGTGCCAAGTTAATGTTGGTTTTGTTAATAAAACTTTTACTCGTAATCTGTTCCTTCCTAAAATTTTAGGGGGTATGGGAATCACTCATCCATCTAGGAAAGAGAATCAACCATATCGAGTTACTAGAACTCAGAAGTGTGTAGCACGTATGCTCTTGAATGATCGACATTGTATGATCACTCACGGTTATCCTTTACCAGGATACCAAGTTGAGAAATTAGATTTAACTATATCTTCTCCTTGGAAAATTCTTTTTACCGAAGTAGTACCTGGAATGAAATTCTTCAAGGGCCTTACACAGCATTCTTTATCTAAAATGTATATAGAACATTTAGGATCCTTTATTGAATATTCACCTTTCTCTCATTCTACGATTGCAGATCGTAATCCTTATGAAGGTGAATTTGATTTATCTAGATTTAAAAGATCTTGTACTCATGAGGTAACTAATTTTGAAAGGAAATTGCTCACCAGTTGTTGGGAGGATTTACCTGAGTTAGTATCTCTACAGAGTTTTAATTATTAGCGTAGTATCTGCTTCTACTTGACGACCTGGACATGTCGTTAAACTGTAACACCCGAGAGGGTTATGGGGTTTTATCATTAAATAGCCAAAACGGTGACTCTTTGTCTTAATATTTCCGTGCTAAATTTAATTCCCGTGGTTTGGATTAGGAAAGATATGTTATTCTGATGTATGAATGCTTTGGCTATGCTATTTAAGACGTTCAATCAGTATAATCTCTATGACTTTGTACTTCCACTCTTTCCCGAAACTTGAGTCGGTTTAGAAGAAATGTGCATCCGGTTAACTTTGGTTTATAATACCGACACTACTTCTAATATATCACTCGATAGGTGAACACTGGATTCTCTTAAATGGGAGAATAAATGCCGAACGACTGCAACGGCAAGCCTCTATATGGTTTAGCTTCTTTTGTACTGGTATAATTCGCTGAACTGTCTGATCAACAGTATCGTGTGTTTCCATATAATCACTTCAGTACGTATAGAGTGTTGATAAGATGTACAGTCTCTGTTTCACAGGGATCCCATACATGAATCAATCAAGTAGAAAGGCTTTGAAACCAGCTTTAAAGGTTTCCCCAAAACAGATGAACCAACCTCGCTTAAGGAAAGTTAGGCCTCGGTCTCGTCGTTCAATGCCATTGCCTATGCGTTTAGCGCCTTTGGCTTCAGAAAAGGCTATTGCTGCTCCAAGTGCAATAGGTTCCGTTCAAGGTGGATCACGTCCTAATATTTCTTCTCTTCAGAGGAATGGTGATCTACGTATTCGTGTTAGACATCGAGAATACGTTCAGGATATTGTTGGTTCAGTAGTCTTTGCTAATCAACAAGTTAATATAAATCCTGGTCTTAATACCTTGTTTCCCTGGTTGTCTGCTCTTGCAGGTCTCTTTGAGTCTTACCAGATGAATGCCTTAAAATTCCAGTATCGTACGGAATCTCCGTCAACTCAGGCCGGTAAGGCTTTGCTTACAGTTGATTGGGATGTTCTTGATCCTTCTCCGACATCGAAAACACAGATGTTACAGGAGCGTACGAAGGCTGATGGTCCTGCGTGGGAAAATTTCGACCTTATTTGTGATCTTAGTGATCTTCTTAAGTTTGGAGTCCAACGTTTTGTTAGATCTGGTTTGAATCCTGCTGGATCTGATCTAAAAACCTACGATATAGGTATGCTTAATATTGCATCTCAAGGATGCACGGGAGCCCCAACAATTGGAGAATTGTGGGTCGAGTATGATGTTGAGTTAATGACTCCTAATACTACGCCTCTTCCGGTGTCTTCACATATTGCATCAGGCTCAGCTGTTTCTAATGCAGCTATATTCGGAACTGCTCCAGTTGTTCTAGGTAATCTAAATGTTACTGCAACTGGTTCTACCCTTGTCTTTAATACTGTCGGTCAGTATCTTGTAGAAATCTTTGCTACGGGAACTCTGACGGCTCTGACCAGTAATACTGGTACGGCAACTGTTGTCTTTGCAAATCCAGTTGTTGGTAATGGTACTAATGCTTTTGTTGTACACATTATATCAGTTACAGTTCCAGGTCAGACTATGATTTATAGTGGACCTACTGGTACAGTTACTGCTACTGCAACTCGAGTAGCATCCTATAATACTTTGTTAGGTTAATATAGGTTTTGGGATATTGCTTAGTTACCGGTAAGCTTAAACCGGGAGTATAGATGACATGTTTTGTTACTACATAAGTCAACATTTCAGTAAGTCGGACCCCACTTCGATAGATTATCATGGCAATCTTTTGGTCGCTTAATAGCGTAAAACCTGGATGGATGATATCACTAAGGAGTGTTGAGGGTGGATGTGAGAAATGCCTTATGGACATGATCCTAATAACTCAG